TTCGGATGGCCGCCACGTGTTGCAAATCCGTCTATTGAGGGTTCTAGTATAAATAACACCCCAAACACCAATTGAATGAGCTAAGTTTGAGAGGAGCTCAATTGGTGTACACCCTCTTATTACAAAAATGCCACCGGCTAAGAAATTTAGAGTGAACGCCAAAAACTATTTCCTCACATATCCACAGTGCTCTCTGACTAAAGAGGAGGCACTTTCCCAATTACAAAACCTAACAACTCCGGTCAACAAGAAATTCATCAAGATATGCAGAGAGCTACATGAGAATGGGGAACCTCATCTGCATGTCCTCATCCAATTCCAAGGCAAGTTCCAGTGCCAGAATAACAGATTCTTCGATCTGGTCTCCCCAACCCGGTCAGCACATTTCCATCCGAACATTCAGGGAGCTAAATCGAGCTCCGACGTCAAGTCCTACATCGACAAGGACGGAGATACGATCGAATGGGGAGAATTCCAGATCGACGGCAGATCTGCTAGAGGAGGTCAGCAGACAGTTAACGATACATATGCCAAGGCGTTAAATGCGTCATGTGCGGAGGAAGCACTAAGAATAATCAAGGAAGAACAACCACAACATTTCTTCCTTCAACATCACAACCTGGTTACAAACGCGCACAGGATTTTTCAGAAGGCTCCGGAACCATGGGCTCCTCCGTTTCAACTCTCCTCATTCACTAACGTGCCCGACGAGATGAAAGAATGGGCTGATGAGTTATTCGGAACGGATCCCGCTGCGCGGCCGGAAAGACCACTGAGTCTCATAGTTGAAGGTGATTCGAGAACGGGAAAGACAATGTGGGCTCGTTCGTTGGGACCACACAACTACCTCAGTGGACACCTGGACTTCAATCCGCGCGTGTTTTCAAACGAAGTGGAGTATAACGTCATCGATGACGTCGCACCGCACTATCTAAAGTTAAAGCACTGGAAAGAATTGATTGGGGCCCAAAGGGACTGGCAGTCAAATTGTAAATACGGCAAGCCAGTTCAAATTAAAGGTGGGATCCCATCAATCGTGCTTTGCAATCCTGGTGAGGGTTCCAGCTATAAAGATTTCCTGAACAAAGAGGAAAACACAGCTCTCAAGAACTGGACCCTCAAGAATGCGCTCTTCATCACAATCGACTCCCCCCTCTATCAAGAGAGAACACAAGAAGGCCAAGAAGAGAGCGGTCAGGCGGAGGCGCATTGATTTAGAGTGCGGGTGCTCCATATACTTCCACATAGGCTGCACAGGGCATGGATTCACGCACAGGGGAACTCATCACTGTACCTCAGGCAGAGAATGGCGTGTATATCTGGGAGATCGAAAATCCCCTCTATTTCAAGATGTACCGAGTAGAGGAACCGCTGTACACCAGGACCAGAATATACAGCGTCCAGATACGATTCAACCACAACCTGAGGAGAGCATTGGATCTCCACAAGGCGTACCTGAACTTCCAAGTCTGGACGACTTCACTGACAGCTTCTGGGTCGACTTATTTAAATAGGTTTAGACATTTAGTTATGTTGTATTTAGATCAGTTAGGCGTGATTTCCATAAACAATGTAATTAGAGCTGTTCGATTCGCAACGGACAGATCGTATGTCAATTATGTACTGGAAGATCATTCAATAAAATTCAAAATTTATTAATTCATGACCGAATCGTAAAAATAGATCCGGATCTTAAGAGTTGCATACACGGGGTTAGACGCATGAGTACATGCCATATACAATAACAGAGCGTTCTCCGTATGATTGGCGTACGTGCCATCTGCCTGATGATTGTAGACCACATGAGTGTTGACCTTCCAAAATCGCCTGACAATTGCCTGTTCATTGCTGGCGTACTGACCACCAGTGACTTTGCCATAGAACCGGTGCATGACCTGGAAACGATCGCGAAGATCGTTCTTGACCGTAGCAGTGCTGGGCTCGTTATCAAACATGTTAAACACCTGGCCAAAGTCCATAGGGGTTCCATAGGGTCGACGGTCCCTAACCAACCAGAACATGACGCTGTTCGTGTGGTTCTTCAACTTGATATTCTCGTCCATCCATATCTTGCCTAAAATATATACGGACTTAACACAAAAACGCTTGCCGACACGGTGGGTAATACCGTTCCCACGTGTGACATCAGATATACACATGACCTTACCAACGTGTGATATGTCATGGCGCTGTTCGTAGGACTGGACCTTACAAGGGCCTTCACATCCTCTGGGCACGTCGGGCGATCTTAGAGTCCGGTAGATCCTGGGCTTCCTGTACATGGGCCGATTAACCCATTCGGCGGCCTTGTTAACTTTGGGCCCAATTCCTGCACGAGGAGAATAGTTAGCGGATCGACTCACCTTAGACGTTCCCGCCATTGGACGCCAAGGGGCGGAGCGCTTAGGCATTTTGAGTTAAAGTCATTGGGCCAGGGTCATGGGCTTTATAAAAGACAGCGCTGAACTTGGGCGCGAAGGAGTTACAAATAATTAGACGCGGCAGACGCAATATGATTGGACGATAGCTGTCTTTTAGTGCGTGGTGGGACCGGGAGCGGGGCGGGGCGGGCGGCCATCCGGTAATATTA